ATCTCTTGCGCCTCCTCTGCTGATACAACAGACCTTGATAACAGTGCTGTCAGTATCTGGACACAAGTGTTAAGAAAAGCTCCATAGTTCTTTAAGTCATCGATAGTACCAGGTCGTGTTTTCTTAGGCTTCACACTCTCGCAGATACTTAATCCCTGAAGGTTCGAGCAATACTTAGGGAGGAGTGCCTCGATCAGTATTCCAAGTTCAGGTTTCTTCATCTGGCTGACCAGTGACACCATTGCCTGTTCATCCAGGTTGTCCACATCAACATTCTCTGATGCAACCCCACTGAAGAAGGCCAGGGCTTTCTGATAATCAGGGACATTTAATAGTTCAATGTCCACAGTTAATCCGTCACCGAGGTCAAGTGATTCCTTTTCAATACATAATTCCATTGCGTAAGCTCCATTGTGTTAAGGCATATTCTGGTTAATCCAGAGAATCATTAGGAGGACAAAAGCTCCTCCTGCTACTACTAAAGTTGTCATGTTTAAGCTCCATTGTTTTTTGTTATTACACCTGGCTTGCGTTGTATGCTGGCACCTGGGTGTTTGTTAGTGTTATAGTCAAGGCAGTTTTAGCTGTCTCGTCAAATAACGCATCAGCAGTGAAGCTCGCTTCCACAAGTCCCTTTCCACTCATGTTGGGTGTGAAGGACTTAAACTTCATCGCCGGAGCACTAATCAGTAGAGACCCACATGTCCCTATAGTGAAGTAGGCAGTGAATGCTGCTTCAGAGAAGTCCTCATATGCTTCCATGTAGGTATCAGACTGAAAGATCATCGTTCCAGAGATTTCCACCTGCTCGGTATCAGTTCTAACCATTTTATACGGACTATTGCAAGCGACTAATGTATACATCGGCTCAATATTCTTTGTAATACTTACCGTCAGGTCTGTTAAGTCAACAATGGCTGCTCCACCATACGTGGCGCATGTGGAATCCCATTTGAATATGCCGCCATCAGCGTAGTCTGGTGTTGTTGTTTTAGCAGCTCTTGTAAATCCTGCTCCAACATACCCAGTGTTCATGGTCAGTAACTCACCGTTAGTTATCGTCATCTCTAGTGTATTAGCCACGCACCCAAGATAAGTGATGGCATCGCCTGAATCCCTGTACACCTCAAGAGCAATCGGCTGAGATGCCCATCTGTCATCTGGTGCGTCAGCTGAGGACAGGTCAAATGTGTGAGTGTACAAGTCAGTAGCAGCGACCTGAGCAACAGTGTCACTACCGATAGCCGCCAGCAACGGGTACCCTGCTGTGATGTCACCCACTTCCATCTCAATTGATCCTTCAACACTCACCATTCCTTTGTGTGTCGGTGACTGAGAAAATCTTCCATACATTGACCCTTCCTGAATCGTCTCAATGTTTGTCGTCATTGATTCACTGATAATAGGTAGGGCAATATAATTATTTGGTACCGTTACTGCGTCTTGTGAAGCCTGTGGCCCGAATAAAACCGCACCATGCATTCCATATCCACTCATGTTTACCTCTAGTATTGAGTTGTTTTGGAGTTAACTAATATAATTTGTAGAGCTGTTCCTGATCCAGTGTTATAAAGTGCATCCCCTTCAAAGTCTGCTTCAACCAGCCCATCATCAGACATGACCGGATCAAAGGAAGAGAACCGAAAACTCGGCACATCGATAGACAGATACGAATCACCTGGGCCATTAAAAGTAGCAAAGAATCTCTTTGTGTCAAAATTCTCATACGCTGTTGAGTAACTGTCAGACTGAAAGATCATTGTCCCTGAAAGTGTTACTTCCTCACCACCTGACCTGACAAACTTATAAGGTGTGGAGCATCCAACAGTCGTTACTGCAGGCTCAATGCTTTTTCCTATACTGATCGAAAGATCCACCATATCCACAACACTCCCACCGTCATAAGTGATACAACTGTTGTCCCATTTAAAAGGATCTCTCGTTGTGTAAGACGGTTTGACTTTTGTGTCTCTGGAAAACCCTGCTCCGGTGAACTGAGTCGATACTGACATCAGATCCCCCGGGACTATTGTTATTTCCTGCTGAGTGGCTACCATTCCAAAGTAACGGATTGCATCAGTGTCGTGTCCTCTGTAAACTTCCAGTAGCACCGGTTGTCCTGCATACCTGTCATCAAAGTTGGTCCCAGATCCCATGTCATAGATGTGAGCAAACTTCCCGTCACCTGTATCGAGCAGTGTCTCATTCAGGATAAAGTAACTCTGGTTCACTCCCTGACCAATTGAGGCCATGAGCATATAACCCAGGTTCCAGTAATCTGCCTCCACATCCAGTGCGCCATCTGACAGTTCCATACCTCTGTGAGTCGGACTCTGTGAGTAGCGAGCGTACAGTGATTCTTCCTGGATCGTCTCTATTGTGTGCTCCAGTGATTCAGATACAATCGGTATTGCCTCAGCACTGTTTATCTCAGCTGCTGTAAGTGTTGTCGCTGAACCCTGACTACTTATTCTGACGTATCCGAGCATCTATGGCCTGAGCCTCTTTTCCAGTGCTCTTGCTGCTGAACTGTAACCTTCTGAGTTTGCCTTGGCTATGATATTTGAGTTATCTTCCTGAGACATATTGTGCAGTGCGATCAACTCCTCCACTGTCTTAGACACCTTTCCCAGGAACGGCACCTTTGATGGCATGAACCTCTGAGCCAGGACCAGGATCACAGCAGAGAAGCTCGCAACGAAAGCTTCATCAGTAACAATACTCAATATAATCTCTTTCATTTCCTCAGTCCCTCTGTGATAGTTTTCATTTCATGGAGCATGTTTGTCATGTCCCTCATAACTTCGGTGTTGTCCTTGACGACAGTAGTGGACTCCTTATGCATACCGATCAGCATATCTTTCCACTCTCGTCTTTCGTTCCTATGATAATTATCTTTCTTGAATAAGTACACCGCAAGAGCGATAACAATCAGAGCAATGAATCCCTGTTCCGTGACAATTTTCGGCAACACCTCCAGGAAGAATCCCTCCACTCGCTCACTCTCGATTATTGTTTCTGCGTCCACCTGTTTCCAGGTCGCTAAAGTTGTACCATGCATTATGCTCTCCGTTCAGCGGTTAACACTACCTCGTATGCATAAATTGCTGTGTCTTCATCAATATCTAATTCAAACGGTGTTATCTCCCATCCTTTCAGGATGTCAACTGATCCCATTAATGTTCTATCACTGTTAATAGCAGTGAGTGCAGTGGTCAGAAGATCGTTGAGTCTCTCTGCCACATCTGATTCGTCATCGTACCGAATGTCCTGTACATATAGTATTGGACTATATGTCACCATCCAGGGCAACGGTCGTTGTACTCTGTGTGGGACAACACTCATGGTGTTGTTGTACACTCCGATCCAGGGTGTCCTGTTCGGGTCCAAGTTATAGAGCGTGTTAAGCTCAATCGTAACATTTGAATTAACCAGTGTTGTGTCACTGGACAGGATTGTGTGAATCCCTGTGTTTACTGAGTTGGGATATATCATCGTTTATTAACCAGTTTACCGCCATGTTTAGCAATGTACGCCTCATAGACAGGAAGTATAATTCTTTTTACCCTGTCGTTGTCAGGGAGGATCTTTCTCTGAGGCACCCTTATCGGGTATGGCTTCTTCCCTGATCGACTGATCATCACATTGTCTGCGCCGTTCTCATGTATGTCAGCATATGGAGCACTGACTCTAACAGAACCGCTCTTATCGGAGGAGCTCACCTTGATTGAATTATACAGTCTCCCAGTCTCCCTTAGAATTTTTATGTGCCTGCCTGGGTTCTGATGTCTCCTGATCTTCTTTGTGACCTCGGCTAAATCTTCCCACTCATAGCCATCCTCTGCTTGGCTATCAGTCCCTTTACCTTGCTTTATAAAATTGGCTCTTGTCCACTTAGCTACAGCAGAGGCTGCCTTCCGGTTGACCTCTCTTTTACTGGTCAGTGCTCTTATGCCTGTCCCTGCGTTCTTGGCCCAGTTGATGACACTCTTGCTATCAACTCTTAGTGTTACAGAACTCATTGCTGCCTGTTAAGTAAGTCTTCCAGTTGGTCAGTATCCTTCTGTTGGAAAATAGGGTTTAACTGATTGAAGGTGTTTTCAAACTCCTGAGTTGTGCTCCATGCATCTACCTTCGCTGTCTGTGCGTACATAGCAGTGCCGTCTGTCAGGATCAGTGGTGTGTTACCGCATCTGATGCTGGTGAGTCTGTCTTCAATCTCTTCTTTAACTTTAATGTCTGCTGTTTGTCCTGTTCGTTGCCGTGCCTGAATTCCCAGGTACGCTTGATGGATGGACAGATCCTTTGCTGTTTCGTTGTTGCTGGAGAAGGGTGTGGAGAAGTAACCGCCTAGAGCTTCGTCAGTTCTGAGTGTTCCGTAAGAAAGCCAGTACGTCTCCAGGTCATCTTGTGTGATGCCTCGGACCGAGTACACTGCTGTAAATTCTGAGTAACTTGCGTATGCTACAACTGCCATGACTTGCCTGTGAATAACAAAGATATTATCAGTTTCCTCGCCATCCACAGGCTCTCACACTACCGGATTATCATAAAGTAAACTATAACTCGTTAATAATCAATTATTGCAAAGTAATTTTGGTAGTGTCAGATGTACTTCGTGTCTGACAGAGGTTTAAGTTTCTCCTGAAACATAGCAGATGTGAACTGCCACGCATCATCCTGATCCATGAACTTAGCTCGCTGACTCGGTAAAGCTGACCCGTTTAACTTGTCACCCATACCGCTTTTATTAGCCGCAATTCCCAGTTCATAGTTGAACGTGTTTCCGTTGGTTAGTAAATCAGCACATTCAGAATAATAAACAAGCGAGTCTTTTAGCAACCTAAACATTTTATCTTTGAGTAAGTCCCTCCAGATGTTAACTCCCATCTGCGCTCGATCCGCCATTTCCTGTGTGATTACCTTGGTCCTCTCAAACTCAAAACGGTTCATGTGTGCAAGATCCCTGATGAACAGAAACTTCGCCAGATTACGTTCAGGGTACTTCTTCCTGTCCAAACACATCAGAGGCCAGTTCCTTAAGAACCTGTCTCGTCTGGTTGCTTCAGAGTCATAACCATAATGCATGATCGCAACTTCAGTCTGAGGAATAAGGAACGTGTGGCCAGCTCCTTCGTTTAGAGACGTTTCAGGATGCTCGTGAACAACGCCATAAAAACGGATGCCCCGATTGCTCCTAAAGACCCTACAAGGCCAATCAGTTTTAATAACACCTGGAGGCTCGGCGGAAATATGATGTTGGTGAATAGCGTAGGAATCATAACAATTGCTCCTTAAATATTTTCTGAGTTTCTCAGGCCACTGAAGCACTTCATCGTCATCAATCCAGAGTATCCAGTCACCTTTCGCTTTACTGACAGTCTCGTTTCTTGCTTCATCGAAGCCAATAGACGATGGTGTCATGATAGGGAATATCTTGTCGGTGTATCTACATGCTGTGGAGTACGTGACCCCCTCGTTCCAGTCACCGTCCTTGTTATCAATTCCGATGATGATCTCAGATGTGATATTCTTGATGGATTCAAGTGTTCCACCGAGTGTTTCACTGTGTGGCTCACATATCATACAAGCTGACAGTGTCTCTTCCGGCTTCAGCTTTTTTAAGTGCTCTGCGTGATCAATCGGTATTGATGGCGTGTTGTCCTTGTTCTGTTTCCAGCTGAACATCAGTGAGCCACGCTTCCGGTTGTCTTTCGAATCACCATAGGCAATATGATCAACATGAAGATCCACCTTACCTTCCAGCATCGCATAAATCTTGTCCTGAGTCAGGTGGTTGATGTGCTGACTTGGTTCCTTCAGTTTAACGTGCTCACTGTAGGAGTCACTGACCCCTGATGGGCAGGTCATATACACAGTGCCGTTTTCTGCGAGGTGTGCTTCCAGTCCATCTGTAAGCTTGTGAGGCTCCAGTACATGCTCTATTAGTTCACCTGCTAAAATGAAATCAAACTTCGTGTCGAGCAGGTATAACTGATCAGGGTCACTCACCACTTTCAGTTGAACATTCTTCAGTTTTCTGTCTGCGATGTAGTTGTTACCAACAGCGACTGCTGACTTGGCAGTATCCACTCCGATGAAGTTGAGTTGTGGGTACTTCTCAGCAAAGTGTGTTGTGTGCTGACCGAAGAGGCACGCATAGTCCAATACCTTTGACCCAGGCTCCAGTTTAACGAGGAACTTCTCAACCTGCTTCAATCTGTCATCCGTATTGAAGTAGTTGCTGTTACCGAGGCAGGTGTGCAGGTTCTTACTGATCAGGAGTTTTGTTGTGGAGTCATAGAATCCTTTATAGTCAAAAAAGATCGCTCCCCATGCATCCTTGATCCGGTCTGACTCATCCTCAAAGTCAGTGTCTTTGTTGTTCTCAATATAGTGCTTCGCTCCCTGGACATCTGAATATGTTAGCAGGTGCTCAACCACTGAGTGCTTGTTCTTGAGTGACTTCTCGAACTCCAGTCCTATGATAGACAGCAACTCAGTTGCGGAATGTGTCCATTTATACTCTTTACCTTTCTTGAGAGCGTCTGCTCTGAGTCGTCTCCACTTGTCGGGGTGATCAAGTAGCTCTCTGACTGCTAAGACAAAGTTATCAACTGATACTCTGCCCTGGTCAGTTGTTACCCATCTCACACCACCGTTATCAAGAGTCTCTGCTAATGCTCCGAAGTCAGCTGCAACGAAAGGTGTTCCTGCTGCTTGTGAGTGCATTGCTGTTATACAGCTCGTCTCTTCGAACTCAGTTGGGTAAATATATAACCACGCTTTCTTCTCTATTTCTGCCAGTTCACCCTTTCCTTTCGGTCCCAGTAACATGACATTCGGTAGCTCGTGACACCGCTGCCACAGTTTCTGATAATACTCCTCCATCTCTTTCAGGGTATTGTCATAGCCACACACCATCAGTCTGACTTCAGGGTCCACTGCCATGAGCTTTTCCATGATGCCACCTGGAGCAACTAGATACTCAAGTCCTCGCTCTGGTCTACTGGTGAATAGAATTGTCTTGGAGTCTATCTTTAACTGATCAGGTACCGATGAAGCATTCTCGTAGAGGCTCCAGTCAACACCGTTTCTGAGAACAGAGATGCTGTCGGTCTTGATGCCCCATACTTCATGCACTTGATTCTTGTGGAACTCAGACACTGCCAGTACACGATCAACATTAAACGACTGTGCGTTGTACTGATTCTGTCCTCTCTTAAGAGCAAGGTCATGGGTCCAAAACAGATTGAGTTTTGAGTTGTAAGAATTGAAGAACGCCATCGGGTGTCGCTGAATGATCATCACATCATGCGGAACACTCTTAGCAAATTTGGTGAAGTCTTCCCCTAGAGGACACTGTTCCGTCGGCACTCCGATCTTCATGTAGAGAACACCATCCTTAACACCATTCTTATCAGTGTTCGTAAATAGGATTACACGGTGTCCTTTTTTGACAAGCTCCTGAGCCATGTAGTAAGCTGCTGACTCACTACCGCCCAGTGATTTCCCTTCCGGTATTGTGTCGCCGTTGAAAGGCATACCGGATGCGTAGATAACGATTGAATATTTCATTTAAAGCTCCATTGTGTTTATATGTCTATAACTTTACTCCAGTAGTCCTCCACAACACTGTTCCAGGTTAGTGCTCCAACATGAGCGTTCTCCTCTGTCACAAACAGGTTACCCTCTGCGAACTCCGTGTACTTGATATATCTTCCAACGGTGTTTCTCAGTGCTCCGATCTTATTCACCACCGGCATTGCTCCAGTGTACTGTGCTTTGACAGCGTTAAGACAGAATAACTCTGCGTCTGGTATCTGTAGTGGGAGGCACCAGTATTGCGCCTGCCAGTAAAGTTTCTCCATTGATTGTTTGTTCTGGTGGCCTATGTACTCTATTCCCTCCTGCTGCATCAAGTTAAAAATTCGTTTTTTAAACTGATCCACTGAGGATGCCTGGTGAGGCATGTCTTCTTTGACCATTGCGTCCAGCATACCGAAGCCGTAAGCAACCTTGAGCTTGAGGTTGGGGTGGTAATACCTGATAGCTCCCCATCCTTCCAGAAGGGTGACCAGTCCTCTGTCCAATGAGGAGCAGTATAGCATCAGGTTCTCGTCCCTATCACATTTAGCTTCATCCAAGGTGTGTGTTTCAACACCGAACGGGATGATCAGGTTCTTATTCTCTTCTACCCAGAAGTTTCTGTTTCTGTGGTACTCAGAGACGTTAACAAAGTAGTCGATCTTATCCATTGAGGCAGCCGAAAATGGTGCTTTAACTTCGCAAGACCAATGGAAAATCTGCTTGGCATCCACACCACCCTCGACCTGGAGCGGATCGATCTTGAACAGTATAACGATGTCATCTTTCTCGCAAAAGAAGTCGCTTCTGTCACCATACTTAACGCCTCTGAATTCCTTTACTCGTTTGTCTTTCTGCGGATGATACACTACTACATCAGTATCTGTGTAATACTCATTCAGTGCGCCTGCCAATAAAACAACTGATTCTTCTGACCCACCCAGCCCTTCGGCGAGGTCGGTTGGCTCCCAGCCACCTGCAACCCTGTTTGCAAGGATTCTGATTGTCATTACAGTGAAGCTTCTAAGATGTTCTTAACAGTCACTCCAACACTACGTGCCTTCATTTGAGCCACTATTCCGTTCTCTTTACAGTAAGCTTGAAGCTCTGGGTATGTGAGCTTTAGTAGGTTCACAGCGAGGTTCACTCCCTGCTTATATCCGATGTCAAAACTCTCCTGTTTGATCTTCTCAACATTTACTTGAACTGATTCCTGCTGCTTGGGCTTCTCTTGCCCGGGGAATGTTAACGCCATAAGTTTTCCGCTCCTTATAGTTTATTGTGTTTTACAAAAAGACTGAGGGACTCATTTTATCGCAAACTGGTTTGCCTAGTCGACAGTAGGCAATGAGTCTTAAACCAGACCGCCTGAAATTTTCTCCTCAGTCTTCTTTGTTACTGAGAACTGGTTACGTTTGCAACCAATGCTCCGAATGATGCTCCAGTGATCACTTCGTCCTGGTAGTAGCTAACCTGAATCCCTTCAGATTGTCTAGCTCTATCGTATGGAAGTCGTTGTGCTTGCATCGATGGGATACCAGCAACATTCCAACGGAAAGAGTACATGAACGATGGTGTTTCAATGGATGGTCTCTCAGGGGCATAATATAACAACACATGAGGATCGAACACACGAGACAGAGCTAACGCTTGTCCTTCCTGAGCAGTGTTGAAATAAGATCGAGCAACCGTGATTTGATCCAACTCAAACAGGTCAGCGATTCTTCCTGCTGTGGTGTTTGTGCTGGCTCCGGTCAATGCGGTTTCCTTCGTCTTGTCGATGATGTTGTTGTTTCGAGCAAGATAACGGAAAGCCTCTCCACCGATAACCATTCGGTTAGGTCGGTATCCTGTACCATCTTCGATGTTATCGATCTGAGTGTTGATGTCAGAATAAGGATCAGAGTTCGTCAAGTCGGTCCATGAGGAGCCAACATTAGCAGAACATCCAACGTTAGATGTATTCGTGACCTGAACAGCAACTCGTCTGTCCCAGTCCATATCCAACTTGTCCTTCAGTGTGATGACACGCCCTTCTTCCAGTGTTCTAACGAAACCAGCATCAGCGTTTGCTTTGTCTTCAGCTGTGATGTCTGCTCTAAGAGCATAGTTCTTAGCCACATAAGACAGTGAGCTTACAGATACACTAACTCTGTTTGCTTCGTTACCAGGAGCACGAACTGTGTTGTCGATTCTCCACATATCTGCTTGAGAGAAAACCTTGATCAGGTCAGTCTGCTTGTTTACAGGTACAATTGGAGCGATCTTATCAGCGAATGTGCCGCTTCGTGAGAAGTTGATAGCTACGTTAGACAAGTGCTTGTCAACGTGCAGTTGATTCTTAGGGATAAAGCTCATTATACAATCCTCTTGATAGTGTTATGTTTATGTGTTGATAGATGGTTTAGCAAATTCAAAAAGACCCGTTCCAACAGATCCAGATGTAACTGCACCTGTGTCAAGTGCTCGTCCTACCACGTTATCACTACCCGTTGAGGTAATCACGTACCCAGAAGTTGTAACAGTCAGTAATGCTCCAGCTGCAATAGATGCACCAGCAACATATTTACCAACACCGGAAACCATGAAAGAAACATGCTGTCCAGATTGTCCGTTTTGAGTCAAAAGCCCAGATGCTTCAGCACCGTCATTCGCCAGTTTCTGATCGACTATAGCCACTGCCTTGTACAGGTGACCTGTTCCAGCTGTGGTGTCAGTCAGAGCCTCAGCCGCTTTCATATGAAAAGTAAATTGATTATTTGAAATAGCCATTTTTATACTCCTTGTTCACAAAGGGTTGAGCTGAACTCCAGATACTGGTCAGCAATTTTAGGATTGGCAGAGAAATAAATGTCAGATGCATCAGCATAATTCTTTCCTGAAGATGCCATCACTTTATTAATCCCTGCTACTACAGTCTCGTCAAGTCGTGCTGCTTCAGGTTCACCTGATCCGATGTTGCTTCCAGCTGTCTCACTCAAGTCCAACTTCTTCCGGTACTCATCAGTGATCTTACCAAGGATTCCAGGTTCGATGAATAACGGCTTAGACTCAGAAAAACTCAGTTGCTGTGCCTCCAAAGACTTCTCAAGTTCTGTAAACAGTACAGGTGTCAGTCTGCCTTCTTTAACGTCTTTTTTGTACACTTCCAGAAGTGCTTCTTTCGCTTGTGTGTACTGCTCAAGTCGTGATTTCTCAGAAAAGTCAGAGTTTACTTTCTCAAGCTCTGCTTTCTCTCGCTCAAGTTTATCCAACTTGGCTTGAAGCTCAAGTTCCTTTGTCTTGAACTCAAGTTCCTTAGCTGCAATGTCTGTGCTCATAGGTTCCTTTATAATGATTGGTTCTGAGAACGCCAGTGCCGTTTCCTCTGATGAGGTGTCACCATTCTCTGATAAATAGGTTTCAAGATCAGCCAAAGTTTTAACAGCAGGTAAGTCTGCCCCTAACAATGCCAGTCCAGATACAAACCAGCCGAAGCCTTGCCTGAATTTAAGTTCCGCTGACACCTGTCGGTACAGTTTCTGCTTAAATGATTTAACCAGGATCTCCGGTATATTTGACAGGGTAGCGGTAAGCTTATCCCCGTTTGCTTTAAAGTCTTGTAGCCAACCGAGTGAGGGCTGACCATCGTCTTGTTTCAGTATTTGTTTCTTTGCATGACCCAACTTAACGGGCGGCTTATGTGTGCCTTTCCCTAGTAATGAGTTGGTGTTGTCTGCCAGTTCTGTTATGTCGCTGGCGACAAACTTAAATCCGTTCCACGTACCCGTTGAAAAGATTTCGACTCCGTTAATCTCTTGCATTTTGCCTTTTTGTTGTAACAGGTTTCACAATATGGAGGCAGGTCATCCATCGCCTCATAGAGTAACACACAGTAAATCGTTATGTACTTGCTTCCATATCTGGGGCAGTTCATAAATTAATCCATCAGAAAGCCGTTAAAGCTCACACTCACATCGTTCCCTGCTTGTTCTGCCCAGGCTGATATTTTCACCAGTGCGTTGCTTAGTACCTTTACCGGGGGGTTGATTGTCTCGTAAAAGCTGATGTCTCCGCCTGTCTTTATCACCCTGTCGAATGTGAAAGCACTCGTTACCTCAGTTCCATCTGGTGAGGAGGTTGACCTGAGTCTTGCTGACATCAGTTTTCCACCGTTCACACCGAGCGCCCACCCTGTTATATACAGATCCTTATTCGATGGCACCTTCCGGTTAATGACCAGTGATTTGTTCCCACCTGCCTGTATCAGGTTATATATCGTTGTTGCCGCACCTTTCTTGTATATGATGATCTCTCCTTCAGCAACACCAGTTGCACCAACAGAAGATGCGTACATATCATTCACAAAAGTGATATCAGTGGCTACAGTGTCGACTCCAGTTGTCCCGTTCATCGTCAGCACCTCTTTCTGCTGAAGACCAGACCCGTCAAGATAGTCAATCGTCACTGTCTGAACACCGGCACCTGCTGAAGTGTCATCAGCATCATCTGATATGATGGTCAGTTGCTCACCACCTGCACCAGGCACTGGGAGTGACGTTGCTGTCGCTCCAGTGATGTCCTCACCTGTTGCTGTTGTGCTTACATTATCTCTTTCCCCAATAGAGCTGAATGTCGAGTAACCAGGGATCTCTCCTTTGGAGATACTGGCATGGAAATCAAATAAGGGTGTTCCGAACTCATCTCTCAGTACATGCATATTATTTGCTCACTATTCCGAAGCCTTCTTTAGGCTGGAGTAAGCCTTCATCATTCGAAGGCAGTTTTGTTGTGCTGTTAAACTTCCCATCAGTTATTGTTATTGGTAGTAAGACTGATCTACAATTATGTACCACCACATCTTCTGCTAAATATGTCTCGTCTTCCTCAACTGCCAGGTTCCAAAGGTTTGTGTTGCATTCAACTTCGACAATTGATATGATGGATGCTAATTTCCAGTCAACATCAACCTTATCAGGAGAAGTCTTATGGACCTCAGAAACAGAGCCGAAGTTGAAGAACTTATTAAAACTCGTCACTGGACCAACGGTGAATCCATCAGAAGCATCGAGAGGAGCTTTAGTTGGAGTAACGACCGTCTTAATAGGTGGTGCAAACGACACGGTATTTCCATCCGCTCCAGAAAAGCACAGATCGGTATCTCCAACAAACTCAACAAGCCTTCTGGTTCCGATCACTGGGCTTACGGCCTCACTAAAGAAACGTCTGATGTCCACAAACGCCACTCTGAGAGAATGCTTAAGTCGAATCCCATTCATGATAAAGACATCCTTAAGAAAAGAAACATATCCCTTGCTGCTAACTTTAGGGCGAACCCCACAAGGCACGAGCGTTTCTTTGCTGACTGGCTTGATGCCTGTAGTCTTAGTTATGAATCCCAGTTCGTTATTGACCATATCATCTGTGACTTTGCTTTCCCCGACCACGGACTCATTATTGAGATCGACGGTAAGGGTCACGGGTGCTCTGCTAGAAGCAAACGAGATATCATAAGGTGTGCTTACCTCATCGAGCGTGAATGGGTAGTTCTCAGGGTCCGCCAAGAGAATATTGTCACTAACCCCGGACACATCTTTAACATCATGAAACAGTACATCACCAATCTTCAAATCCCTCGTATGTTCCCATCCACTGGTCGTAAGTACAGGGTGCTCGTCTGTGATAAAGAGACTCCTTCCGGTAGAAAGGTTTAGTTTCTTAAAAGTCTTGGTGTCTGGCTTCTTTGCCATGACATCATAAACCCTTTTCATTCTTCCTTTATGCGTCTTAACCAGATCACCTGGTCGAATAGTCTCTATTGGTCGCTGACCTTTGTCAGTGGTGATCAATGTCCCTTCCGCTAGAGAATTAAAATGATTCGGAGGAGAAATTGACCCCCACACCGGATCTTCAATTGGTCTGATGAAACCATCGTATGATCTGCAGAACAGTGTTGTTCTGTGA